CCATGTCATGCAAAGTTTGTGGACCGGCATGGCGGATACTTTCATCACTTCCGTTTTGAAGATGGCCGAGGAATGGATCACCAAAAAATTGCTGATGATCGCATTAGAAAAAATATTCGGTGCGACGGCCGCCGGAACAGCAACAGCGAGCATCAGCTTAAAAGAAGTCGACCGGCAGGCCGCGATCGGCGATGCTGCCGCCACAGCCGCTATTGAAGCGGCCTGGCTGGGTCCTGGAGCGGCGATTGCGGCGGCCTCGTTGGTAGAAGGATCTCTCCAAGCAATCACAGGTTTTGAAAAGGGCGGCATCGTCAGAGTCGGTGCGCATGAAGGGGAAGCAATCTTGCCAGCGCATCTAACTACACTTTTGCTGGCAACGGCCGGTGGCGGAGTTGGTGGTCCAGGCGGCCCGGGCGGACCTGGCGGCGCTGCCGGCCGGACAGTGAATAATAATATTCATCTGGAAATGCATGGCGGGTCGATGGCCCCGGCCGACATTACCAAGGCGGTACAACGCGCACTGCGAAGGAGTTCCTATTTATGAGCAATCTTGTCTTGGCTGATTTCTATGCTTATCTCTGGCTCCGCGAGAATCGGACTCCTTATTACGTGGGTAAGGGTCATGGCGACCGTGCGTTCGTCAGCTCAAAACATAACGTCCACCGTCCGAAAGACCGCTCCCGCATTGTGGTCATTTCCTGTCGCAATGAACAAGAAGCATTCGATACCGAAAAGAATCTCATTCTTAATTGGGGCCGTAAGGATCTCGGAACGGGCGTTCTTTATAATTTCACGGACGGTGGGCAAGGACAAAGTGGTGCTGTAATCAGCCAAGAGCGCCGCGCAAGGCAGGCGGCAAAAGTTCGCGGTAGGCCGAGCAAGCGCAAGGGCATGAAGGTGAGTGAAGAAACGCGGCTTAAAATCAAACAGGCAAAAAGTTTCATTTCAGAAGAGACTCGCAAGCGAATGAGCATTGCACTGACCGGGAGGAAAAACCCACACACAAAAGAATGGGATAAAAAAATTAGCGATGGCCAAAAACGAAGGGCGCCAGAAACATGGCTCCGTGGTCCCGCAAATCCATTCTTCGGAAAGAAACATTCGCCGGAATCCCTTGCCAAGATGAGCGCCGCGAATATAGGAGTGCCGAAACCACAAACCCCTGAACACAGCAACAAAATCAGACGAGCAAGAATAGAATATTGGAAAAAACTACAGGCGGCCGGACTTAATAGGCGTGTGTGGACGCGAGAACGTGATGCCGAAGTCGCCACTTTATATGGCGGCGGATTAAGTCAACGAAAAATCGCACAGAAATTCAGCGCAAATAGGCAGACGGTTCGTGAATCACTGCGAAGAACAGGATCTTTGCGATGAGCAATCTTTTATTGCCCAATCTCAGACAACCAAGAGCCCTTAGTTGGGGTTGGCCTATTCGCAAAACTCCATCATTTTCAACGCTTATACAAACTCCTGCCAGCCGCCGCGGAGAAGTCCGAGTCTCATTGACGCCAGTCCCGGTCTGGGATTTTGAAATCGATCTCACCTACATTTATGGCGACTTGAATCAGACCAACACAGCGATCCAGCAATTCCTTGATTTCTATCAGCGTATGCACGGTGCCGCGGACGACTGGCTTTTTTACGATCCCTATGACAACAACAATGCGGCGAACGCATCGGTGATCGGTTATGGCGACGGCGTAACGACACAATTTCAAGTCGGCCGGTCGCTTGCCGCTACCGCATTCGAGCCGCTACAAAACGTGGTTCCGAGCATCGTAAAGGTTGCCGGTGGCACCGTGAATCCCGGGCCGCAAGTAGCAGGCAATCAATGGTATTGCGGCGTTGAGAATCTTCTCTTTTATTCTCAGGACTTCACGCAAGCAGCTTATTGGGTTGGCACATCGGTAGGAAGCGTCGTCGGCGGGATTTCGTCTATCGATGGCAGTTCGACAGCCGATGCCATCACATTCAATGGCACGGCGGGATTCATCCAGCAAACTTTGGCTCCAGGCACTTATGCTCCCGGCGATAGGATTACATTTGCCTGCTGGCTGAAAGTTCCCTCGAGCACGCTTCCCATAGTGATAGCGATCGGCGCAAACCCAGGCGGGAATGTAATCAGCACTCTTAGTGCCACGCTTACTACGAATTGGCAAAGATTCCAGGTTACAGGCACAGTTCCTCCCATTGGAATCAGCTCCGTTTATGTTTATTTCGGACAAGGCTCGGTCATCAATGGCAGCGTCATCCATGCCTGGGGAGCACAAGTCGAACGCTGGGGCACATTTTCATCTTATGCTGTAACGACAAACAATGCGCCAGTTTACCCGCGAGGATTGCTCACATTCACCGTTGCTCCGGCATTGGGTGCGCCAATCACCGTCGGCGGCGACTATTATTACCGCTGTCATTTCCTTGACGATGAATTCAACGACCTGGAAGAATTTTTGTGGCAACTCTGGGAACTCAAGGCATTAAAATTCAGGAGTTTGCTCCTGTGAAGAATTTTTCCACTGGTCTTCTGAATTTCCTCAAAACCGCGAAGAGCTACAACCGCGCGGATCTGTTTTCCATCACGCCGATCCCACAGAATCTCTTATTGTGGTCCCAGTCTTTAAATAAAGCGGTCTGGACTTACAACACAATCACTCGGCCACAATTCGTATCAGGACTTCCAATTACCGTTATAGCGCCTAACGGAACATTAACTGCTAATCCATTGATCCCCACCGCTGGCGCGACGGATGCCTATATATTCCAGAACGTGAATCTTGTAATCGGACAGACTTATACTTTCTCGGTTTGGTTAAAAGTCCCGTCAGGAACAAAGACGATCAATATCCAGCTCCAAGACAATGCTGGCAGTATATTGAATACCACATCCTGTAATGTGACTACGACATGGCAGCGCTTCACAGTGACGCGGACATGCGCGGCCAGTTTTACCTATGTATTTGTCGGTGGCTCGAATACCTGGACAACCGGAGAAGTGGATGCGTGGGGCGCACAACTGGAATGGTCTTCCATCCTGGGCCCCTATGTCGCAACTCAGGCCGTTCCCGTCGGTCCTTACGGTCCGCGGCCACCATCGATCAATGCTTGTTCCTCGACATTCGATATCGCCTATCAGGGCGTCACTTATTACGGTTCGAAATTCGGAGCCTGGGAGCGCGGGAAAATCACTTCAGAGGCATCCTTCGATTTGAAGGCCAACGACATGACGCTTAGCGTGTTCGCGCCCGGGACGCTGGCATATCCGAATACGAGCGTGACCATGATGGGAGCCGCGCAGCTTGGTCTTTTCGATGCCGCTCTCGTGCAGGTTTTTACCGCCTACTGGCCCATCGAGCAAATACCGAATCCCTATGTCGCCTTATGGGGCGTCGAAACAAAATTTACCGGCTACATCAAGCCGAACGGCTCGATCGGCAGAAGTAAACTGGAATTTGAAGTTGCCGATGCGCTCTACTTGCTCAATCAGAAATTGCCACGCAACATCATCCAGGCAAGTTGCCGGCATACGCTCTACGATCCGAATTGCACCATGGTCGCGACGAATTTCAAATCAGCTACGATGACGGTAGCTTCCGGAAGCACGCGGCAAAGCATCAATACCACGGCCACGCTTGGACAATCGCCGCCGATTTTTACTCAGGGCTACATCACGTTTCTAACGGGGCAGAACGCTGGATTGAGTTTCACGATCAAGCAGCAAGTCAGCACGACGAATCTTTTGCTGGCCGCGTCCGTGCCGCTGCCGCTCGCGATCGGGGATACTTTTACGGCATTTTTCGGGTGCGCAAAATCTCAAGCGGTTTGTAGCGGAACTTTCGCGAACTTAATCCATTTCGGAGGCCAGGGTTTTGTTCCCTCTCCAGAAGTTGCAATATGAGTACTGTTGCTGAATCATATAAACGCGAACAAATCATTGCCATTGCACAATCCTGGTTAAACACCCCTTTTTGTGACAACGCGAATCTGAAAGGCTTTGGTGTCGATTGTGCGTGGTTCCTCGTAAAATGCGCGGAGGAATCTGGCATGGTCGAGCATGTTGAAATCCCGCCCTATTCACCGCAAATTTATCTTCACAAGAAACCGGATGGCACCTGGGACGACACGTACGAAAAAATCATTCGGCGTTACGCGCATGAAATTTCAGAAGCCCAGGTCAAGCCAGGCGACATGGTTTTATACAAAATCGCACACTCATTCAGCCACGGCGGGATCATCGAATCCTGGCCGGACAAGATCATTCATCCGATCCGCCCTCATGGCGTGATCTATTCATCGGCTAACGAGGGATTCGTGCAGCGCCGCGAGCATCGTTTTTTTTCAGTCTTCACGGAGAATAAGTAATGGGTCTTCTCGGCGGTGGGAGCGGGAACCGTACGCAAAAGTACAACGCGGTACGGACCAACAATTCGATCCTTGGCATCACCATCCCGATTCTTTTCGGCCAGAACCGCCTCGCCGCGCGTTTGATCGATTACAACGATTTCACGGCTACGAAGGGGAAGCAACAAGGAGGCAAGGGACTTGGTAAGGGCGGCTCGCAATATGTCTATACCGCTTCGATCATCGCGCTCCTCGCCCAAGGCCCCATTTTTTCTATTTTGAACCTCTGGGATTCCACCGGCCGTTTCGTCCTTCTTTCCTCAAGTGAAGGAGGACCGGTCGGATCGGGCGGCGGTGGTGGTGGCGGCGGTGGTGGTGGCGGCGGTAAAAAGGTTCTAAATGCAGCTATCTTTGGAAACGACCAGGGCGTCTTTGGGGCATATGCCTACTCGGTAGGACCATTCACCGATTACGGATCTCCCGGACCGGTAACATTGACCGGGACCCAGAATGTTCCCTTCGTTCGCGTGGACAGTATTACAGCGAGTGATTTTTTCACCGGAAGCGTGCTTGGTTCGAATTGGACCATCAATGAAGGAACGTTTATTGAAACCGGGGGAACTTGCCGGATTTCCGGTGTAGGCGGCGATAATCGCGCGGCCGCTCATTGGAATGCCGACACCTTTGGCGCCACGCAGTTTGCCACCGCCACCATCGCGACAAGTGTGGGATCAACTGGCGCCTTTGGGCCAGCCGTCCGCATGGATGCTTCTGCCCAAACGTATTACTGTTTCTATTCCACAAGTACCACCTGGTCTCTGTTCAAATCTGTTGCCGGAACTATTACTGTTCTTGCCACCGGGGCACGCACACTCGTTTTGGGTGACGTGTTGACACTGTATGTGACGGGTACAACCCTGACGGCAATGATCAATGGAACGACAATCACAACACAGACGGATTCATCGATTGCGACTGGACAACCGGGGATTGCGGGTCTGAACACATACTCGACTTCCCAGGCGATTTCGAACTGGGGCGCCGGCGACGTGCTGTTGGCTTCGCAACAGTACACCGTGAATCCGGTAACTGGCGTTTATAACTTTTCCGCTCAAGATGCCGGGATAACCGTAACCGTAAATTATTCCTACTATCGCTACCAGATCATCACGCAGGAAATCACGGTCGTGCCATTCTCCGGCCCTTATACGGTTACGGTGGACAATTCCACGAACTTCGTTGCCGACCGCGGCGTAAGCTTCTATCCAAGCGGCACAGCCCTGATCAAAGTCGGCAGCTCGCCGGCTGCAGGACATTATTCACAGTCCGGAGCGACTTACACTTTCAATTCCGCTGACACTGGGCAAGGCATCGTCATCAATTATCAGTATCAAGACCAAAATACGAACACGAATGCCCCAACCACGTTGAATCTCACGCTTGTCAGTGGCTTCCTTGGCCAGTCTCCGCTTTCCTACATGACCGGGAAGCATCCCTCGAAGGCTCTCGGCTATTCGCAACTGGCCTACATTTTCTCTTCCGCTTTGTATCTAGGGTTCACTCCGGAACTGCCGAATTATTCTTACGAGGTTGCCGGCAATTTCCAGTTTGGCGGCGGCGTCGTGGATGCGAATCCCGCCGACTGTATTCTTGAATTGCTGACCGACCCTGCATTCGGTATCGGTTTCCCGCTCAACGGCATAAGCGGTCTTGATAGCGCAGCTCTGGCGCGGAAGTGCTGGACGGCGAATTCTTTTTTCATTTCGCCGGTCATCGAGAATCAAACGCCTTGCGCCCACATCATTGCTCCATGGCTCGAGGCCGGCATGGCCGCTGCATTTTGGAGCGAAGGACTGCTGAAATTCGTTCCTTATAGCGACACGACAGCGGTCGGCAACGGCATCACCTATTCGCCATCGACAACTCCGATCGTGAACATCACCGACGACAATTACCTTCTTCCGAAAGACAAGGCCGAAGATCCTATAAAAATCACGCGCTCCGCCTGGCAGGATGCTTTCAACCGCGCACAGGTGACATATCAGGCCCGCGTGAACGATTACAATCCCGAGGTTGTCTACGAACAGGATGAAGCATCGATCGGCCGGTACGGCTTGCGCATCGAGGACCCCCAGCAATACGATTTCATCACTACGCTTTTGGCCGCCCAATATGCCGCTTCGATGCGCGTGCAGCGCAAGTCCTATATTCGCAACGAATACACGTTCAAGCTTCCTGATACATTTTCTTATTTGGAGCCGATGGATGTCGTCACGATCAACGATCCAGTTCTCGGCCTTTCAGGGACTCCCGTGCGGATCACAAAAATCGAAGACGATCCGCAAGAAGGCCTGAGCATTACCGCGGAAGATTTCATCTGGGGCACGGCGCAGCCTGCTTACAATCCGAAAGGCGTCAATGCGCCCTACGTTCTGGAACTTGGCCAGCAGGATCCGGGAAATACGAATGCGCTTGTTATTGAAGCCCCCAATCGTCTCGGATTGCAAAAGGGGAACGTTCTCTATGGTTTTGCGAATGGCTCCAATCCCAATTGGGGCGGCTGCCATGTGTGGGTGAGCACTGATGGAGGCACGAACTATGCCTTGCTGACAACGATTAACTCCTCCAGCAGGCTCGGTACGTTGACACAATCGCTGGCAGCTTTTAGCTCGGCTAATCCGGATAACACCAATACGCTGCAGGTGAAACTCAATGTTGCCGGAGCTACTCTCGCCACAGTTGTTTCATCCGACGCGTCGAACCTTGTGAGCCTCTGTGCCATCGTCAACGCGTCGAATGTCCTGGAATTATTGAGTTATCAGACAGCAGCCCTAGTCGGCGGTGAGCTCTATAATTTGACAACGCTCTATCGCGGCGTCTATGGAACTTCGGGATCTTCACACATCGCCGGTGAGATATTCGCCCGCTTGGACCAGGCAAGTTTCATCCAGCAATATGACCCAACATTCTACGGCAAGACACTCAATTTCAAATTCACATCCTTCAATCTGCTTGGCAATCAAGAACAATCGCTTGCCAGCGTGACCGCTTACCCGCTGGCCATTGCAGGAACCGGGAAAGGTGTTGTTGCCCTGGATACCGGTTATCTGAACATCGGCGCGCCAGCTTACACGGCTTACCGGCCGCTTTCGAATCCTTTGACGGCGACCGATGCTGGTTCGAATGCCACGATCAACATCGCCTCGTTTACGATGCAACTCGCCGGCTTGACGAACATCAGTTACAACTCCGGTTCGGTCACCGGGCTTGCCTATAACACGGTCTATTACATTTATTTCGATGATCCTACACAGCTCGGAGGAACGGTCACTTATAATGCAACGACCACAAAGGAAGTCGCTTTCAGCGGACTGAATCGATTCTTTGTTGGTTCCATTGCGACACCGCAAGCCGGTGGACAGGACACGATTGGAAGCGCTGATGGCGGCAGTGGCGCACAAATAGGAATGCTCAATATTTACAAAATGAGCGTTACATCGGTTGGTTTAATCGGACCAGGTACCGGTAATTGCACAAATCCCGACAATGTGCTCGATGGTGATCAGACCACATTTGCACAATTAAGTACGACAGGCAATAGTAACGCGAGGACGGTGAGATTAGTCATTTCCGGACCAGCCGGATTCACCCGGAAATTCAATTCCGCGACACTCAAAGTTCTTTGGTCAGTCCCGACAAATACGATAAATGGGACGCTTGCAAATTCTGGCGGCTTGCTTAGCTGGGGCTCCCAAGGCCCTCTGGGCGGAGTATTCAATCCCATACAAAATTTCATCGGAGGCCAAACGCTTGCATTGCATATATCTACTGCTACGATCAATGGCCCGGTCAATCTCGCTCAAATAACAGTGTTTATAACTGACATTATTGATAACTCCTCTACGTCAGGGTCGATAATAGTCAACGTATACGAAGCATGGATCGAGGCAATTGAATGAAGAAATCGTTAGAATCCGTCATTGTCGATGGCCATATTGTAGAAATCGAAGCGCGTCGCGGAGATGGCGGAATACTTTTTGTGGCCACCTGCGGCGAATTACGTCGCGAAGGTTTCATGACCATGCATCCGAATTCGGCGCGCACCAAGGAACAGCATGCCATCGATGTCCAAAAATTCGCCTATAAACTAGCAGCGGAAGCCGCCGGCCATCTTCAGAACGAGAAGCTGCTCGATGATTTCTTCGAGGAGGAAAATGGACAGGAATAGTGAAGCGCGGTTGCTGGAAGTTCATCCAAAGCTAGCGCAAAAAATCCGCACGCTTGCAGAGAGCCTCCTGCAAGAAGAAATTGAAATCCGGGTGACGCAGGGATTCCGGACCTGGGCGCAGCAGCATGCTCTGTGGCTGCAAGGGCGGGCCCCGGTCGACGATGTGAATACCTGCCGGCTCAATTGCGGGATGCAAATCATTCCTGAACACCAGAACCGGAGGGTCACAAAAGCCAATAACGGGCAGAGCTGGCATAACTATGGGCTCGCGTGTTTTGATTCCAAAACCGAACTTTTAACAGAAACTGGCTGGATTCCATTTAAACACTATCCGGCCACGATGCCAGCCGCAATCGTTTACCGCGATGGTATGCTCTCAACGGAAATTCCTCATGGATACATTTCTTATAAATACAGCGGACCAATGATCCACGTTTTGACGCGCTCAGTGGACCTATTGACAACACCTAATCATAACTTTATCATTAAGAATCGTTCCAGGCAGAGTCCATGGCGCAAAATTCGCGCTGGCCGCCTAACTGATAGTTATAAAATTCCTACCGCTGGAGATTTTGTTTTCCCTGAAACGATTCCGCAATATCCATTTATCGGCCGCATTGCCGCTGAAGATTGGTGGTCCTTCATGGGTTGGTACCTATCAGAAGGATCAGCATGTGGCGTGTCGGACGGAATAAGGCGCCAACACAATAACAGAAATAAGGTTTACATTTGGCAATCCAAAGAATCATCATATTGTCCAGAATTGTGGAATCTCCTGACTCGTTTCCCGTGGTCGCCGAGTTATAAGGGCCATGGTTTTGTGATTGATTCCATTGAATTGTGGAAAGCTGTGTTCCCGCTCGGGAATAAATATACAAAAAGGATTCCTAGATATTTACTACATGCACCGAAGAATCTATTGAAGAAATTATTCGATTCGCTCGTGAAGGGCGATGGTTCTTTCTGTGCGGGATATGAATCTTATTTCAGTGCAAATCCAGGACTTAGCGATGATGTATCTGAATTGTGCGTACGGCTCGGCATTTCCAATGCGATTTCATCTCGTATCCGTGACCGCGAATCATCGATTCATTCTACAGGCCAGATCATAAAACCATCCGGTCGTCCTCAGTATGCCGTTTTAACCAGGCGCGGCAAAACGCAAGAACTTAGAGACGGGAATGGCCGAACACGAATTAGAACAGAAGATTATGAAGGTGAAGTTTTCTGCGTGACGACAAATGCCGGTGCACTAGTGGTTCGTCGTGAAGGGAAAGTGTCAATCTGTGGCAATTGCGACGTTGCCCCGTTTCGCAATGGCAATCCAATTTGGGACGAAAAAGATCCGGTCTGGGCGCGCATCATTACGGCCGGAGAAGCTCTCGGATTACGAAGCGGAACTTCCTGGGGCGACGAGCCCCACTTTGAGCTAACAGGAAAATGGGGGCCGGTCCCAGGTCCTGAAGTTATTCAACTCTATCAAGACGCCAATGTCGGCGGGTCGGGCACCCAAGCCGTGTGGGATGCCGCTGAGATTGCCTGAAGAAGGCTCTTGTGGAAATCAAGAGCAGGTTCTTGACATGTATAACTTCTGGTAGTAGTGTCGGCCTGCTTTGAAACGAACGCTAAAACCGCTACTTCCAAATCAATGCGCGAAATGCGGGCATGAATGGTATCCGCGCTCGCAGAAAACGGTCAAATGCCCCAACTGTCAAACGCGAAAGTGGAATGGGCAAAGAATTCATAAGAAGGGACGATCCGCATGGCCAATGAAACCGCAGCAAAAAAGCAGCAGCAGCAGGACCCTGTCATCGAAAAGATGACGGTCGCCAAACCGAATCTTATTGCGCGACTGCCACAAGGCATCGACCGTAACCGGTTTTTCCTCGGGATTTTAACGGCAATCCAGAAAAGCAAAGCCACGGCATCGCCAGGCAAGAGCCTTGCAGATTGCGATCCGAACAGCGTTCTGCTCGCTGCTTACGATGCCGCCGAAGTCGGCTGCAGTCTCAGCCCTTCGCTGCAACTCGGATGGCTGATACCTTATGGCAAAGAATGCAATTTCCAGCCATCCTACCGTTTCTTTATCCAGAAAGCCTACGAGACGGGAGAAGTGAAAACCTTTTACGCTGAAGTGGTCTACGCAGGCGATAAGTTCGATAGGCAATTTGCGCCGAAACGGAGTCTATCGCATGAACCAGGCAATGGCGAGCGCAGCATGAAAACCAGAATTGGTGCTTATTCCTTGATCGAATTTACCGATGGCACTCTTGATTTTGAATATATGACTGCTGAACAAATTGAACGGCACCGGAATCATTCGAAACAGCCGAATAGCATGAAATGGGTGGCCTTCTGGGAGGAAGGCTGGAAAATCACTCCGATTAGAGTGATTGCCAAGCGATTGCCGCTCAAGAATCGGAACCTCGAGGGGCTTGTAGAAATCGTCAATCGTGATGCAGAGCGCGATCTTGATATCGCAGTGGAACAAATCATGGAGCCTTCCATTCCGCGCCGAATGCCTGAACCCGAGAAGCCTGCGGAGAAGTCCGAACCGGCTGCAGCGGCTGAAACTGCGGCGACCGAGCCAAAAGAAGAACCCAAACCTGCCAGCAAGGAACCGGAAAAGGCTGCTTCTACTCAAGCGAATGCCACCCCGGCGGCCGGGTCTATGTTTGCCGAGGGGGACCAAGATCCCTATGTGACGCCGGCGGAGATCCAAGACTTCTGGAACAAAGCCTTTGGCGCCAACTGGAAGAAGCCTGAAGTCGTCAAGTTCATCAAGGAAACTTACAAAGTCGAAGCGCTGAAGGA